ACAGGGCGCGGGTTTCCTGGCTCGGTGCCTTGCCTTCCATCAGGTAGGCTTCGAAGCCCCGGGCGAACTGCTCGTGCTGGTCGGTGCCGATCTGGTCGCGGCTTTCCACGCCGAACCAGTCGAGCAGCGCCTGGTAGTCGTCCCTGATCTGCTGCGGTGCGTCTTGCGCTTGCGCCAGATCACCCAGCACCTCGAGGTAGAGGTGGCCGCTTTCGTGCAGGAACGTGGACAGGTCGGCCTTCTCCAGCAGGTCGATGTTGAACTGCCGATCGGCACCAAAGCGGATGCGGCCGCGGCGGGTGGCGGCATCGCTCTGGTTTAGCACCGTCTGCCCCTGCTCGGTGGCGGCCGCCGGCTGCTCGCCGCTGTCCAGGAAGCGTTTCACCGTGGCGTTGTCCAGCTGCGCCAGGTCGATACCAGACTGGTGCAGGTAGTCGCCCAGCGATTCCAGCGTCTGCGCCAGCGCGATGGCGGCATCGTTGCGCTGGGCGGCCGAGTAGTAGGGCGTGCCTTGCTCCTCCTCCAGCATTGCATTCAGCAGGTCGCTGACGCTCACACTGCCCTGGTCCTTGCCGTCGAAGTAGCCAGCCTGCAGCACCTTCTGCACGGCATCGTCCAGCGTCAGGCCATCGTCGCGCACCAGCTTGCGCTGGAACGCGCGCAGATTCTTGTCCAGGTCGCGGCCGGCCAGTTCGCCGCCCTGATCCTGCAGGCCGAACTGGCGCAAGAAATCGGTCAGCGGTGTGCCGAACATTTCCTGCTGCTGTGGCAGCTCGCCGGCGCGCAGCCGGTCGAGCAGGGTATCGAGCTGGTCGACGTTGTCCTGTTTGGTCAGCACTTCGGGCAGCGGCCGGCGGATGTTCAGGCCGTACTGCTGGTAAAGGTTGGCCGCATCCACGCCGGCGCGCTGGCCCAGCGTGGTGAACACCGACTGCATCAGCGTAGCGTTGCGCTCGGCAGTGCCGCGCTCCATACCGGTGGCCAGCAGCTGGCCGAGCACGTCGTCGTAGACCTGCTGCGAACCACTGGCCTGTTCCTGCTCCTGGCCAACCTGCGCCACCAGATCATCCAGTGCACGCTGGTCCTGCTCGCCACTGGCGGCCAGCTCGGCTTCAGATACGCCGCCCGGCGTCAGGCGGATATGCGGCGCCAGACTGGCGTAAGCATCGGTACCGGCTACATGGGTGGCGAAGTCGGCCAGCGGCATGACCAAGTCGGCCCCGGCCGCCATGGCCTCGGCAAAGTCGTTGGCGCTCACGCCGGCCTGCGCAGCGGCCTGTGCCGGGTCGATGTTCTGGCTTTGGAAATACTGATTCCACTGCGTCGCCGGCACGTAGATGTTGGCATCCTCGCCGGCCACATTGGCAACGTGCTCGCGGAAGGCATCAGGCATGCGGGTGCGCAGCTTGGAGTCGCGTGCCATGGCGTCCATCTGGTCGACGGCGGCGCGGGTTTGGGCCGCCTCTTGCTGGCGCCGTTCACGGCCGGCCACACGCTCCAGCACTGTCTGTGCCGCGCTGGTGGTGCCGACTTGGCCGCCGGTGGCAACGATGGTAGCGATCAGCGTCTGCGCCGCGGCACTTGGCCGCTCGTCAAGGTAGGCGCTGAATGGCTTGTCAGGGTTGATCGTCGCCCACTCGTTCAGATCCTGTACCACGGTGGCGACCTGCTCGCCAGGCACTTCGCTGGCGATCTGGTTGCCCAGCGTCTTGAAGAAGCCGGCGCCCCCCTTCAGGTCGCGCAGCAGCCACAGCGCAGGGATCTTCTCTGTTGCGAATTCGACGGCGGCCTGACTACTGGCATACGGCAGCGACTGCGCCACGCTCAAGCCCTTATCACGCGCCTGGTTGTACGCCTGCCCGCCGGTGGCAGCGGTCAAGGTGCCGAGCATCGGCAGCGGGCTGCCGGTGGCCACCGACGCCGGGATGGCAAGCAGGTTCTGGCCGAGGGACTTCACGCCACTCAGCACCGCGCGCTCGGTGAATCCGGCGTTCGACAGGTCACCCTCCCAGCGCTTTTCGTAGCCGCGCTGGCTGGCGGCCAAGCGGGCGAACGTGTCCGCTGCCCGTGCGGCAGGATCCTCCGGCAGCAGCCCGATCTGCATCAGTGGATTGGTCACCACGGTGGACACCGTATCGGCGCCCGCGCGCGCCACGCCCCACAGCGCGGCGTTGGTCGCCGGCAATGCCGCGGTCAGGCTGCCTCCCACGCGTTGACCGAACTGCAGCGCCTTCTCCCACGCGCTCAGGTTCTCGATGTCGTCACTGGCCAGCTTGGCGTTGTCCGGGTTGGCGAGGAAGCCCGCCGTTTGCGGCGAATCTCGCCACAGCCGGTTCAGCCCGGGGTTGTCGTTGAAAAAGCCGATCTGCCGCGCCTCGTCGCGGAAGTCGGGCAGCGCGGTCACGTCAAAGCCAGAGCGGCGCGCCAGCACCAGCTCGTTGGCGTACTCGTCCGGATTGGTGATGGCAGCCTGCCGCAGCGAGTGTTCCAGCGCCGTGCTTTTCTGTACCTCGTCCTGCTTGCGCTGGGCGAATCGTTCCATGCTCTGTTCAAAATCGGCCACGGTTAATCCTCAAGATCCAGATAGGCTTCAATGATGTTGCTTTCGGAGACCGGAATGCCGCGCCCCTTCAGGAAGGCGACAATGCGCTGCCGCACTTCGCCCGGCACCTTGATGTTGCGCGGGTTCTGCACCTGGAAGGCGCGGCGCGTGTCCTCGCTTGGGCCGTCGCCGAGACCGAGGAACGAACCGGTGGTTCGGGTGCGGATCGTTACCTCTTTCAGCGCGGTGCGGTAGATGGCGTTCTTCTCGTCCATCGACAATAGCCGCTTCTTGGCGCGCTGCTCGGCGTCGATCATCTGCTCAAGGCTGGCAACCAGCCGGACTTTTTCCTGCTTGTCCGCATCGTTCATGCCGCGAGGATCACCTGCCAGCTTCCACATACCAGTCTGTAGCAGCACCTGGTTGAGCTGCTGGGCATCCACTGCTGCAGACAATGCCTTATCGGGGCCATTGCCCATGGCGTAGTACCGTTGGTAGTCTGCCGGGGTAAGCAGATGGCGGAATTGCTCGATTTTTCCCTTCACTCGTAGTTCAGGCTTGGTATCCAGCTCCAGCAGGGTGTCTAGGTCGCTGGACTTGGGCGGGCCGGCCATCAGCTTGGCACGCTGGCTGTCGTCCAGTTCGCCCCACAACCGCGGCGGCACCGCGCGCCAGCCTTGAGTGAAGGCGATTTCGCTCGCCGCGATGTAGCGGTTGCTGGACTCTTCCGCACGACGCGCCTTGTCGCTGGCAAACCTGTCCTTGAGTTCCTTGACCGCGATCTCGCCGGCCTTCTTGCTGGGCGCGGCGCTCTCTGCCATCCGGATCAATGCGGCCTCGTTGCTGCCGCCCTCTGGCACCGCGGCGGCGGCCTCCACCTGCTGCAACCGGCTCTCCCACGCCTTGGCGTACTTGCCGTACTTCTGCGGGTTCTGCTTGAGCAATCGTTGGTACTCGTCGCGGCGCAGCTCGATCAGCTTGCCGGGGTCGCCGCCGGCGGCTGCCAGCATCTTCGCGGTGGCGCTGGGCCCATGATTCACCGCGGCATCGAAGGCAACGACCTGCATCGCAGGCGACAGCTTGTCGGCACCGATGGCATTCCAATAGCGTTCGCGATAGAGCGCCTTGGCCTGTTCCGGTGTCAGGTCGCGCACGTTCACATCCGGGTTGGCCGTCTTGTTGATGCCCATGTTGGTTTCGCCCTTGCCGGCGTCGTTGGCGACGTAGCCGCCTTCCAACCTCATGGTCAGGTTGACTGCGCGATCAAAGCCCTTGCCCTCCGGCAGCGTTAATTTGGACACCTGGTCGGCCAGCCTGATGCCATCAGCGCGCTCGATGGCAGGCTTCAAAACCGTGTCGAACTTCTCGGCATCCTTCAGGCTCATGCTGCTGCGGTTGCGGTTGAGCCAGTCGCGTGCCTTGTACGGGTCGTCGTCAATCAGCCGCGACATCACGGCACTGTTAATGGCCGAATCTTGGTCCAGCTTCAGGGCGCGGAAAGTGTCACTCTCCGTGTCGATGCCCTTGCGCAGCGCGTAGGCCCGTAACGCGCCGTCGCTCTTGTTGCGCTCCTCCTGCACCCGTGCCGGGTCGGTGTAATTGGCCCCGGCCGACTCGGCGCGCAAGGCCAGGAATGACTTGTGCTCTGTGTCGGCGTAGCCATCCATTTGGCCGGATTCGTGCCTGAGCAGAGAGAGCTGCATGGAGGCGCGACGCTGGTTCGCCTGCTTGTCGAATACGACGCGTTGCGCGTCATTCGCCAAATTCTGGCGTTGAGACTGCACAAACTCGTCGTACTCTCCAAGCACCTTGTCAGGCAGCCCGAATGCATCCTTGCCAAGCTGGTTGAGCGCCTCGCTTTGGCGTTTGATGGACCATTGCGTTGTGGCATTATCGGCCGCCTCAACGGCGGCGAGGTTGGACTTGTCCTGCTCGCGCTTGGCCTGCTCGGCTAGCACGTTGGCCACGTCGCCCACTGCGCGGCCAATCCCCGCCCCGAACGCCTCCGGTGTCGCCTTGGTGCTGAAACCGTTGGATGGCAGCCCCTGACTGCGCTGGGTCGGCTGGTACTCCGGTAGCTTGATGCCCATGGCCTTATCCTTTCGCCTTGGCTTCGTTGGCCTTGAACTGGTTGTACATGCTGTACACATTGGCCCCGGTGGTCAGGATGGTGCTGACCGCTCCCATGTTGCCCTGTTGCCGCGCCATGCGGCCACGTGCCAGGCTGTCGGCGGCCGACACCTGCAGGCCGTAGGATTCCCGCGCCGCGTTGTTGCGGGCGATCAGCGCGTCCAGCTCGCCGCCGCGAGCGGTATCGCTCAGCAGGTCGAGCGCCGAGCCCGAGCCGACATCCACCCCACCGGCCGCCATGGCCGCGCGCTGTGAGCCGGCCACCTGTGCCGCGTTCTGCTTGGCGGCGTTCGCCTCGATCGCGCCGCGTCCGGCCGCGTCCTCGGCTGCCTGTGTCTGGATCTTGGCGTTCTGCTCGGCCATCGCGTTGTTGAACTTGCCAGACTGATACTGGCCGTAGGCCTGCATGCCGCCGGCGGCCCCCATCGCTACCATTGCACTTACTGGGTCACACATATCTCACCTCCACATATCGAAGCGATGGAACGGCAGCCTTGCCACGCCGTACGGCACCGCGTCGTGAATCGTGAACCCGAGCCAGCGTAGCCAGCGGATGGCCTGCGTGTTGCGCGCGTCCACGTAGTTTTCCAGATGACGGTAGCCTGCCAGCATCTCGGGTAGGAATTCGCGGTTTAGGCGAATGAAGGCGCGGGCGTGCCGGTCAATCAGCGGCGAGCCGACCAGCCACGGCGCCCCACTGCCGCATACCAGCGATGTCGGGGACACTCCGAACACGCACGCCACCCGGCCATCCGCCAGCCCCGCCCAAGCCTGCGTGGCTGTCGCCAGCCCCAGGTGCAGCACCTGCGCCGGCGTCTGGCCGCTGGCCGCAAGGAACTCGTCGACGTCGGCTTGGCGGACGTGGGGCAGTAGGGCAATGGCGTGCTCCGGTGTGGCTGGCACAATCTGGTAGCTCGTCATCACGCGCCCCCGATGGTGAGGTCAGGCATCACCGCCAGGATCGACAGCGGCAACGGATCGCTTTGCCGCACGCACACGCGGCCGTCAGTACTCCAGCCGTCGGGAATGCTCACGTCGAACAGCCCGGTCTTGGTGAAGATCGCCTGGTCGTAGTTCTCGGTGTCGCGCTGCTTGACCTCGTACAGATCGCGCTCGGCGAAGCTGGTACCGGCGAACAGCGCGCGTGATGCCTGGCACAGCAGCGTCACACGCGGGATGACCTTCTTCTTGTCGCGCAGCGTCTCGCCGGATGGCAGGTTGATATCCAGCGTCTCGAAGTCGGCCACGTAGGGCAGGCCGGCGTGCACCACCGCCGCGGCGTACTGCAGCTCGATGGCTCCGGTAGTCACCACGCGCTGTGGGTGCACGTTGCCGTCGGCCAGAATCGACACCGTCTTGCCTTCCAGATGGCCGAGACCGGCAAAGCTCTTGCGCGCCAGGCTCCAGTTGGTGACGGCTGCGTTCTGCAGCTCCGCCGGCACGTTGCGGTTGGCCAATCCGCTGACCACGGTGTCGCTGGTATAGGTGTCGATGGTGACCTTCAGCGTCAGCCCGTCGCCATAGGGGAGGTGCAGCTCGGCGCCGACCATGCCGGCGTTGAAGTAGGCGGTACTGGCCGTGACGGTGAAAGTGTCGTCGCGGTAATCCCACGTGGTGCCGCCGCTGATGGTCAGCGTGGTGGACACCGTATTGCGGCCGTCGTAGGACAGCCCGCTGTCGACGAAGTACGCGTCGGAGATGTCGTCAAACTGCCGGCTGGCGAAGCGCTCGACGTAGCGCACCAACGCACCGTTCACTGTGCGCTGCACGATGGTGTATACGGCGTCCTCTTTGCCTTCGCGGATCGAGCACACCGATTCGAAAACGCCGTCCGTATCGTGGCGGTGCCAGCCGATGACCTGCTGTTTCTGCATGTAGGTCAGCCCAAGCAGCACGCCATCGTCGCGCACGCACCAGACGCAGGTGAATGGCTTCTTAGCGTAGAACCAGTCCACCAGCTCGCGCCCGGTCAGCAGGTGGTTCGACAGCGTCGACAGCTCATCACCGTCGAAGCCGTCGCTCTGGAAGGTGTAGGCCAGATCCTGCACGCTGCCGCCATCGTCCAGCATGTAGATAGCGCTGATGCCGGACACCACCGGAGCCAGGTGTGAGCTGCCGTTGTAGCCCTGCTGCTTGGTGCTGACGTTCTTCGGCGACAGCACGTCATCCGGGCCGGACAGTACCCACTCGCCGCCGGAGGTGAGCAGCACCAGGCTGTTCAGCGGTAGCACATGGCGGATTTCGTTGACCTGGCGCGATACCAAGGTGCGGCTGATGGCATCGTCGTCGGAGGTCGGCACGCTCTTGCCGAAGCTGTGGAACGCGCCCACGGCGGTTAGCCAGACTGTTTGCGGTGCGTTCTTGCTGCCGGCGAACACCATGCGCTGCTGGAAGTAGCCGACTGCACCTGGGTAGCCCTCGATAGCGCTCCATGCGGCGTGCGCCCAACGGTAGGTGGCGGCCGACACCACCGACTCTGGCAGGCGTCGCGTCACGGTGGCTGTGACGTGGCGGGCATCCGTATAGCCGGTAATCTTCACAATGCCGTAGCCGGAGTGCAGGTACTTCCATTTCACGCCCATTGGACCGGTAGGCGATCCAGCATACTCAGTGCCCAAGCCGTCCATCTCTGTGCCGTCGTCGTGCGATGGTGCGCTGGTACCGGTCCAGTAGCCCTTGCTGCCAATCGCAGGGTTGCCGTCGGCAATGTAGGTTTTGCCGTTAGAACGGCAGGTCAGCCCGTCGGGACTTACACCGGAGGCAGCAGCAAGACGCGAACCCTGCCACGCCGGCGTGTTTGAATCTGCTTGGCCGATGTAAAACAACGTGCCGACGTGCGCTGGCAGGAAAATATCGGTGCTGGCGGTCAGGGTCACCGAGCCGGTCACGGCCGAAGCCTGTACCGTCAGCACCTTGTCGAAGTTGACCTCCTTGAACGGGCCTTCCTCTGCCACATAGTCGGTCAGCGTCCACACGTGGTGATCGAAGCGCTTCAGTTCCTTGGGCGGATAGTTTGGATGCACCAGCGTCAGCACGTCGGCCGACTGCGTGTACTTGATACGGAACAGGTCGGCTTCGGCGTATGGCGTCACGACCTCTACCGGCTGACCGGCACTGGCGTGGCCGACCGGATAAACCACCTGGGCACCATCCTTGTATACGCGCATGTAACCATCGCCGAATTCCAGCGCGTAGGTCTGCACCGTGGAGAACGCGAACGGGATCAGCCGCGCGGACTTGCCTGCGTACTTGGCTGCAGCCACAAAACGAGTGCCGGGGCGGTTATCGACCCCGCCGTACTGGCGGCTGATGAAGTTGCGGCAGGTCTTGAGCGCAGTCTGGTATCGCGCTAGGTCAACGCGGCCGTACAGGCTGGGCGCCAGCTCGCCGCCGACGAAGGAGGGTTGGTTGAGTGTCGAGCCCATCAGGAAAACCTCGCGTTGATGCTGGAGCCCTGCGGATACGGGTCTTCCTGCGATTCGTTGAGAGACTGCGCCTTGGCTGCACCGATCATCAGGCGGTACTGCTTTTCGGCGCGTTCGGCCAGGGACGGGGAAACCGCCATCGGCATGGCGATGTTGGCCGCAAGCGCCCAGGACAGCGCGGTCACGAACAGCGGCGAGAACATGTTCGGGTCGGTCACCAGCATGGTGTAGCGCAGCTCGGCGGTCTCCAGGTCGCACAGGATCAGGCGGCTGGTACCGGTGTCATCCGCACCTATCTCGAAAGGCACGCGGAATTCCGGCGTGGGCGAGCGCATCCCCGGCAGCAGGATGGCGCCGGCCTGGGCGCAGTCGGTCGGATAGGCGTAGGCGTACTGCCAGCCGGTCGCCGCCTTACCGGTGTCGGCCAGCACCACGCGACGGCTCGCGAAATTCGGTTCCATCTCCTGCAGTACGGTGTCGCGGGTCGATTCGTAATACTGCTTGCAGACCAGCGCTTCCTTGCTGCGCTCGTCCAGGCTGTCGATAAACTTGGTGCTGCCGATGTTGCCCAGCGCCAGGTTGCAGATGCCAACAACGGATGCTGCCATTGCGGTGACTCCATGAAAAAAGGGGCGCGCGGCCCCTTGGTGTTTGCTGCGCTTCGCTGGTGCGTTGCTCAGGCGTTGTCGTTGTTGTCGGCGGCAGCTTGCTTCTTGCTGGTTACCCTGCTCGTTTCCGGCTGCTCGACAGGGCTGAACCAGCTGGCTTTCTCGCCATCCGGAACCTCGAACTTGTCGCCCACTTCCCGCAGAGAGCCAAAGAAACCAACCTTGGTGGCAATCACTTTCATGTCATCACCTCGTTACGCGACGCGTGGGCTATCAGGCTTCGGCGTGTTCTGCTGAATGCCAGCCACAACCTGAGCGGAGAATTTGCCGGAGGTCAGCGGACCGGTGCCGATGGTGTAGTAGGCGCGGCAGTAGCGGCGTAGCTTGACCGGCATCGGGATCACCACTTGGGCGCCAACCGGCAAACTTGCTTTGCCGATGGCTGCGGTCACCGCCACGTCGGCAAAGGCGCTGTTATCGGCAGAATCCTGTACCGAGAACGTCACGGTGGCGGCACCAGCGGCCGCGACCGCTTCCGACACGGTGAACACCATGCTGCTATGGCTATCCATGCCAAGGTCAGGGTTAGCCTGGACGAAGTCGATAACATCAGTCGAAGCCGCCGATGCAGTCACGACTTGTGCGCTGGAGACTTGCAGCGATTTGTCGATAATCATGATTTTTATCCTTGATGAGAGTTACAGCGGCGGATTACCGCCCCAGCATGGTCAGACCACGCGCGCTTCAGTCAGCAGCAGGGCATCGGTGCGACGGCACGGCACGCCATCGAACGACACCACCTTCTTGCCGCCAACGTCTTCCATGGTCAGCGTCGATTGCGCCACCTTGTTGGTGATTTGGCGACGCAGGAAGCTGCGCAGCTTGCGCGGCATGTAAAACACCGGGCGCCCCATGCCAAGGTTCGGGATCAGCTCGACGGCTTGGGTCATCAGGTCAATCAGATCAGCGCCGGAAGAGGCGTTCTTGGTCAGGTCGGACACGTCGATGTTGGCGATACGCACTACATGGCGCCAGTCGCGCAGAGTGAAGCCCAGATCCCACTTGTAGTGAGTGCGATAGGCTTCCATGCGGCCACCACTGCCGTTGGCATTCTCCACGGTCACTTGGCCCTTGTCGGTGACCTGCAGACCGGCCTTGGAGCCTTTCGGGTAGATGCCATGGCAGGTATTCGGGCCCCACACCACCAGCCAGATCGATGCGTTGTCGCTGCCAGTGCCGCCGGCATCGACGATGTTCATCGCGTTCTCAGCGCTCAGGCTGTTGTAGCGTGCGGCAAGACCGGTGAAACGCTCAGGGTTGGCTGATGTGTCGCCGTAGAACAGCGTCTGGGCCATCGATTGGTTCATGCCCTCGACAAACGCGCGGTCTTCGGACATGCGCCACGCGGCACTGTTGCCGTTGAGGTCTGCCAGCGCCTTGTCCACTTCGGCATAGGTTTCCAGCATGCCCATGCTGTCCTTCACCGGAACAGTTTGCGATTTCGACGGCTGCACACCGTAGTTCAGCAAACGCCATGTGGCCGATGGCAGGCCAGAGCGCACCGTGGTCTTGTGTTCGGTGAAGCCATTGGCCTCGATCATGGTCATGTCGAGCAACACTTCGTTGGTCTCGTTGAGCATTTCCACGATATTCGTATCGATGCCGCCATCCGGATTCAGACGCGCGGTAACATCGGCCAGCGTCGGATTGGTGTTGGTCAAGGTTGCCATTGCTTACTTCTCCTTCAGGGGTTCATGTTGGATGCGGCATACAGGCTCTGTGCGCCGCCACTGCTGGATTTGCCGCCGGCAACGAACGAATCCTCGCCCATTGCCTTGCCCACCTTCGCAAACAAACGCACCAGCTCGGGGTGATTGCCCATGCCGGTCTGCTCCAGTGCCGCCTTCAGTTCCGGCGTGCCGAACTGCTGCATTACCTTCTGTGCGGATGCCATCGTGGCCGGCAGGTTGTTGCCGCCGATGTCCTTGTCTGCCTTCACCTCGCCGACCCAGGCCTCCAGCTGCTTGCCCCAGGCCTCGGCCTGCTGCTGCGCCATGCGCTGCTGAATCTGTGGAGCGAGGTCGACCAGCTTCTGTGCCTGGTCGTTGTTCAGGCCCAGCTCTTTGGCCAGCGGCGTGAAGGTTTCAACCAGCTGGCTATCCAGCTGCTCTACGCCCTCCGGCGCTTTGAAGTCGTAGGACTCGGGAGCGCCTGTTTTGGCCTCGCCCTTGTCGCCTTGCTTGTCGTCGACCTTGCCTTGCTCGCCGTCCGGCTTGGCGCCGTCACCGGCGTCACCCTGGCCGCCTTCGGCCGGCGGAGTGCCGCCATCAGTAGGAGGTTGGCCGGAAGCGGCGCCACCACCACCGGCCGCGCCGGCGTCACCGGCTTCCTGCCAGTAGCCGCGTGCCATGAGTTTTCGCATCAGTAGGCTCATTCGATCTCCTTGGCCTCTTCGGCCATCAGTAGGTAAAGGTTCGGGCAGTGCGCCATGATCTCGGCAAACAGGCCGAGGCCGATGTTTCGCTGCCCCTCGTTGAAACTGGTGCTGGCCAGCTCGCCGCTGTAGCTCAGGCGGAACACGCCGCACTGGCCCAGCAGTTTCCACACGAAGCGCCGGCCGTGGGCGGTATCAATCAGCTTGGTCAGGTCTTCTATTTCACGCTGGCGGCGGCGTTCTTCCTTCTCGCGTACGGCCGCAACGATCTGCTCGTCGGTCAGGTCATCGCGCTGGTCAGACATTGGTGATACCTCCCAGCAGCGCCGACAGCGCGTTCTGTCCGCCGGTATCGGTGTCGCTCAGGGTCTTGGCGCCTTGTGCTGCAATCTGCGCCATCTGCATTGCCTGGGCGGCCTGCTGTTGTTGGGCGCGTTGCTGGCGTACCTTCGCCACCTGTGCATCCGGCACCACGATTCCTGGTGGAAGGCCGATGCGCTGGCCGTAGTCGTCCACGGCCTGATCGAAGTCCACCTTGTCGAGCACTTCCGGCTTGGCTCCGGCCAAGTTGCCGACGAAGCCCATGAACCGCTCCACGCCACCGATGCCGGCCATTTTCTGTGCCTGGGCCATCACGCTGACGTACTCGACCTTGAGTTCCTGATTGGCCAGCTCTTCCGGCAGCTCAGGGATCAGGCCGCGGCGCTGCATGATGGCGAAGGTCCGGCTGATCAGCGGGTCGAGCAGGTCCTCGTCCAGGCGCTGTAGTACTGGCCCCAGCACCACCAGCTTTTCTTCCTTCAGCTCCAGAATGGCGGTGGCGGTGATGTCCTTCGGGTTGCCCATGTTGGAGAGCATCAGGAACAGGTCGACGAAGAAGGCGCGGCGGATGCGCTCCTCGTTGGCCTGGATGTCGAGCATCAGCTCGTTCAGGCGCGGGTTGATTTGGTAGGCCGGCACGAAGCTCTGCATACCCTGCTGGGCATCAACGTAGGTGACGTCGCCAGGCAGCAGCGAGGCGCGCTGATTCTTCAGGCTGGACGGGCCAACCATCGGCGGATCCACCAGCTTGTCGATGGCTTGGGCTTTGCGACGCTCTTCCAGCTGCAAGGCCTTGTTGTCGCCGATGGCGGTCATACCCGGGCAGCGCGTGGCGTACACGTCCTCACCGTTCACGAACCAGCGCGGTGCCATCACCGGGAACTCGTCGAAACCAGACTCGCGCAGCACCTTGTCGGCGTCGCCGCCTTTCTCGTAGTACACCGAGACGAAAGCCTTGTTCTTGGCGTCCAGCTTGCCGGTGTCGCGGTCGAGGTTCGGCTCGATGGCGTGCACCACCTCCACCCACTGCTCGTAATTTCCGGACTGGAACATGCCTGCAACCGACGTGCTGACGTTGTCGAGGCCGTATTCCTGCACCAGCTGGCGCACGGTCATGGAGAATTCGCGGTAGCAGGTGTCCACGGTCAGGCGCGGGCCGTTGGCCAGGTAGAAGCTGCCGATCGGGTACGGGTAGGTGCGGATCACCGTATCCGGGTCTTCCAGTACCGCCATGGCCGATGTGCCGAACACGCCGATGTTGGCGTACATCACCGGCAGCGACTGGTACAGGTTGGAGCGGCTGAATACCGTGTTCATGCGCTGCTGCACTTCGTACAGCCAGTGCTGCACGGCGCCGATTTCCATCAGCGCATCGTCGGCGGTGGCCAGCTGGAACCACGGCCGGGCTGGGCTGGTCATGCCCCCGTGCATGCCGGAGCCGAGCGTTTCGGCGGCCAGCGTCGGCGTGTTGTTGATGATGCGGGTATTGCGCCGGTCGCCTTTGTTGCGATCGGTGGCCAGAAAGCGCGGCATCTGCGGCAAGAAGTACTCACCAAGCTCGCGCCAGCTGGATTCGAAGCTGGCGCGCTCGGTTTTGAGTTGGCCCAGGCGTGCCTGGCAGCGCTGTTTGCGGCTCTCAACCATTACTGCCCCAGCAGGGTCTTGCCTGCGGTAGTGGCCTGACTGGATGCACCAGACGCACCGGTAAGGATGGTTGAGTTGGCCGCGGCCATTTGCTGGCGGCGGCGCTTGTCTTCGCTCGCGGCGGCGACCACCGCGCCATCATCCGGCGTGGGGGGCGGAGGCGGAGGCGGCGGAGTGCTAGGGGCTTTCGGCGAACTCATGCACATGATCAGGGCATCCTGGTGATTGATGGCCCGATCATGCGTAATCGGCAGGCTGATTTTCGCGGTAAATCAGCGGTTGTACGGATCGTAGTCGCGCGAGGCGCTGCCGTGGCTGTGACCGGCCGGCATGGTCTCTGGTCGAGGCGCTACCGGATAGGCGTAAGTCAGCGACAAGGCGTCGGCGTTGTCCGGAGAGGCTAGGCCGCGTTCCTTCATGTCGCGCTTGCTCTCCAGCTGGATCTTGTTGTCGCTGGTGTAGCTGTACTCGCGGCCGACCAGCTCGTCCTCGATGTCCTGCTCATCCGGAATGGCCAAACCGGCGCCGAGCGCGTTCTTCATCAAGTCCCACATCTCGGCGGCCTTGTTGAAGTAGCGCGGCAGCGAGGCCTTGCCTCCGAAGTTCACCTCGATCACGTCATGCCCCAGCTGGCGCAGTCGGTCGATCACACCGCCGCCCACGCCGCCGCCGTCGACGAATACGGCGTCGATTGGGTCGCCCATGCGCTTGTGCTGGTCGATCAGCTCGGCTACCCGTGCGGCCAGCTGCATGGTGTCCAGCTGTGGGAAGCGCAGCCACGGCAGGCTTCTGGCGTCACGGCCACGACGCCGGCACAGCACGCTGCTGTCGTCGCCAAAGCGCGCCACGTCCACGCCAAGGATCAGCGGCTCATGGCGGAACACGTGCGCCTCGCGCTTGCGGGCCTCGGTCACGCTGTCGCCAGGGATAAACTGCGTCACGCTGGCACTCGGGAACTGCCCACGCACCCGCACCTTGAAGAAGTCGCTCTCTTCGCCGTAGTCGGTTCGCCACTGCTCAATCTTGACCTTGTTGGTCATCTTGGCCTGGCGGCTATCGATCTGCCGCGTGCGCCAGCGGTGGCGGAAGCGGCCAAAGCAGGCATGGAAGCGGCCGCTGTTCCGCGTGGGGTTGCCGAACACGAACCAGAACGGCTCACCGTCGGTCAGGCCACCTTCGGCCACCTCCCAGATCTTGTCTGGCACGGCCGACGCTTCGTCGAACAGGTAGAACGGCGTGGAGTTGGCCGCGTGCAGGCCGGCGAACGATTCGCTGTTCTCCTCGCGGCAGGTCTGCCCGTCCACGCGCCAGCTCTCCGGGTGGTCGCCGTGGTACAGGTTCATGTTGCCCTTGCCGTTGTTGTACACGAACCAGTGGCCGGTGATGCAGCGCTTGCGCCACTTGCCCAGCTCGCCCCAGGTCTTGGTGCGCAGCTGCTCGCTGGTGTTTGCTGTCACCACGCCCTTGCAGTACGGGCGGGTGCTCATGATGAACAGGATGATCCACGACGACAGGGCCGATTTGCCGATGCCGTGGCCGCTGCTAGTGGCCGCCTGGTACGCCTCGACAGGGCGCACGCCGTCGAAGTTGTTGCGCTTGATGGCGTCGCCCCAGTCGGTCAGGAACTCGCGCTGCCAATCGTCCGGGCCATCGAAGCCTTCCAGTTCACCCACACCCCATTCGAACGCATACAGCACCCAGCCGAGCGGGTCGTAAAAGAACCGGCCCATGTCCTCGGCCAGCATAGCTTCCGGATCCTGTTTCTCAGCAGCAGACATGAAAAAACCCCATCACACGATGCGGCAATCATGCGATGGGGTTAGGTTGGTTTTTCGCGGTATCAGCTGGTGGTGGCGCGTTTGCGGGCCTGCAGAATGCGGTCTACCACGCTGATCTGGCCAGACACGTCCAGCTTGTCGTTGAAGATGCCGAAATGACGACCGAGCAGCTCCAGGTTCTTCACCTTGTCCGGCCATTTGATTTTCTTCAGGATGCCGACCATCTCGCGCTCGTCGCCACGGCCCTCGAACATTTCGGCCAGATCGAAGCCGCTCAAGTACTGGCGCCACGCGCGCGGCCACTGGCTCACTGGCTTGAGCTGCATCTTGTCGTCCATGATGTCCAATACGTCCATCTGGTCGATCTCGATCAGGCGCTTCACCACGTAGTCTGCATCGACGTTCGTTCGCACCTGGCGGGCCTGCATCCGCTCCTGAATTGCGGCCTGCAACTGAGCATTCCTGAGCAGGCGAGCCGCATTCACCTCCGCCGCATTACCCTTTGCCTTGTAGCCAGCACGCTTGTACGCGGCCGTGGCATTCAGGTCGACGAGGTATTCGTCCACGAATCGCGATTGCCCGGGCGTCAGCTTTTTCTTTTTCTCGCTCATGGTCATGCCCTGTACGAATACGGTGAAATCTTCGGCACTTGGTCGCGGTGCCGGCCTGTGACGCTCGACCAGAAACCGATCAGCGTCTCGCCGTCGCAGTAACGCGGTTCGGCGCCACGGGTGTAGCGGTCCAGCTTGTCATCCGATAGGCCCGTTCTGCCGGCGATGTCGGCGCGACTGTAGCCCATCGCCTTCAAGTCCCACAGCACCCGGAACCAGTTCACCCGTACTTCCCTGTTTGCGTAAACGGCTGCAAATGCCATGGTATGCACCCCCTCGGTGATTAATCGCATGCCATGCATTCCTCAAAACTCTTCCGTCGCCCAGCCGCCGCCGTCCTTCTTTGCCTTCACTTTCACTGCGATGAAGCGGAATGGGTACAGGTCTGCGGCGATCTTGATCTTGGCGCGAGCATCGTCCTGCCAGAAGCCCTTCACCTCGTGCATTTCCATCTCGCCACTGGCCAGCATCACGGCAAAGTCAGGGCTGTAAAACGTGTTGTCAGCCAGGCGTAGCTTCACGCCCTCGAACTTGTACCAGGCTACCTCGCCGGCATGCTGCAGGGACTGCAGGCGCTTGGCGTAGGCCTCCTCGGTCTTGTTCATCTGGCCGGTTTTCAGGCGGCCAAGGGCTTGCATGCCTTGCTTGGCACGGTGCGGGGTGCCGAATAGTGGTTGTTGGCTCATGCTGCCTCCGAGTTGTCGTCATTGGCCGACTTCCGTGCCGGCAGGTACGGCTGCAGGGACTCCGGCACCGGCTGTCGGCAGTTGCGGATGGCCTCGGCCGCCATCCTTGCGCCATGCCCGCCGCCCTTGTACTGGCCTGAGGCAACCTCTTTGGCGATGCGAAACGCCCAATCCAAGCGGTAATTCATGCCACCTCCCTCCCGCGCATGCTGCCCCAGTCGAACGAGACGATCTCGCCGCCGTCCTCGCGCAGCCGGTCGAACACGCGAACGTCCAGACATTCCCGCACCTGCACCAGGTCGAAGTTCGACAGGAAGATCGTTGGCTTGCGCTGCTCGTAGCGCTCGTTCACCACGTCGAACAAGGCGCGTGCCTCGGCGTCGGTGCCGGACTGCATGCCCACCTCGTCCACGATCAGCAAGTCGGGGAACACGTGCACGGCGATGGCTTCGGATTCGGTTTCCGCCGCGCCGTAGCTCTTCGCCTCGCGGATACGTCGTGCCATGCGGGACACCGACGTGAACAGGGCGCTGGCACCGTAGTGCGCCATGATGCGCAGGGCAATGCCGCAAGCCAGATGCGTCTTGCCGGTGCCCGGTTTGCCCACGAACACGGCGCAGCGCGGCGGCACCCCACTGGCAAACCCCTCGGCGTAGGTCTCGGCAAAGCGCAGGGCGTAGGCTTGGCCGGCATGCTCGGCCACGAAGCGCGGCAGGGTGCGGTCACGGAAGCGTAGCGGGATGCCGGATTGGCCGAGTTTCTTCTCCCAGCGCGTCTGGCGGTCCGCCTTGTCGCGGGCAGCCAGCTCCTGCTCTACCTTGGCCTTTGCTGCCTCGTCGCACTTCGGGCACTTCGTCCACACGCGGCCAAACACATTGCGGGACTGGAATTCACCGTGCTCACGGCAGTTCGCTGCACGGTCAGGCTGGGGCTTTCCCAGCAGGTCGTTGGCGCTGGCTACGCCGGTTTTGTGGTCTTGCATCACAGTCTCCCGCTTGGTGTGTACGAGGTTGGCAGGTCATTCACGGCCGGCTTTTTTCTCGGGCTGCCGCCTGGTCTTCGTCGCCCCTCCGTGATGTCACCCAGCACGGCGGCGACCAGGCCAATGCCGATGCTGGTTTCGCCTCGGTCGATCAGGGTTTGCACGGCCAAGTGGAAATCGTCGTCGCTGTGGTTCTCCAGCCCCTGGTACTTGCCGGCGAACTGGCCGGGGCTGCAGGTCACCCCCTTGCTGCGCAGCAGTCGGCAGACCAGCCCGATGCGCTGTGCCTGCTCGGAAGGTTCGGGGACAGGCGGCAGCGGCGGCGGGTTTACCCGCGGCGTGGTAGAACCATTGCTACTGCTGCTGCTTTTATCCTGTTCCTGCTCCTGTTCTATCTCCTGCTCCTGCTCTTGGCTTACAAGGGGCTTCGAAGGGGCTTCTGTTTTTTCCTCTTCAAACACCTCATCCAGCAGGTGATAAACGTGGCGGTATCTGGCGTGAAACCCTTGCCGAATAAGGCTTCTAGGAATGCGGTCATACTCGTTTCTCACCCCGGCAGTACGGTTGTCAGTTGGCTTGAGCGAGTCGCCAATCTGGAAGCGGGCCATCTCGTGCACCCAAACCAGCTCTAAATCGGCTTCGTAGCTGCAAAAACCGGCTTCAATCAGGCTTTGAAGCCCCTTCGAAGCCCCTTCCAATGGGAGGCCAGTTTCGTGCGCGATGTAGATCAGCGGACAGGTAAAAACACCGATCATGTTGGCGTGGGGGCAGGTCATCAGATACATGGCCACGATCTGCGCCTCTGCATTGCCACGTAGGGCGCGGCCAGTTCGGCCAGTCCAGAAGCTCGGGGCCACTTTGGCGTAATCACGCATGGCTTACTCCTGTGCGGGCCGATCTGTCCCAGCATTACCCTGGCATGCCCGCTGATCGATAGCCACGACATAGGGGTGCATCACCCCGTAAGCGCTGCGCAGGACGTGATAGCCGAGGTATTCGGGCGTGCTGATGCCTTTCTGGGCTGCCTTGGTGGTCAGGTCAGAGGCTTCAGGGACAGGAAGTTGGACATCAAGGTGGGTAGTTGGCGGATTTTCCTGGCTCATGCGGCAGCCCTCATCGTCCCAACGTTGGCCGGTTCGTCACTGATGGATGCCACGAGGTCAGGAATACTGCCCACAACACCCAGCAACGCCTGGTCGGCGATGCGGGCGAGGGCGGCAGAGTCGGAGTCGATGCCGAAGAGCAGTTTGTACTTCTGGAGAGCTTGATAGGTGGGGTCGCGCAAACGTGATTTGACCTCGTTGCGGTACTCGGCGCGGCGCTTTGCCATGATGCGTCCTTTCTGTGGGAGGGGTCAGGCGGCGTTGGCCAACTCTGGCCAGCAGTGCAGCCAGTCGTCCGGGCGGAGCTCTTGACGGGTGACTGCCTTGTTGGATTCGCGCTCGATGGCCACGCACGTGGCAGGGCCAAGACGTTGGCCGATGCTGATCGCCTTGCGCAGATAGCCGACAGTGGTGCCGCAGCGTGCGGCGAATGAGGCCTGCTCGTCGGGAGGCAGGCCGTTCAGGTAGGTACGCAGTTCCATGTGTCTATTCCTGGTGGCAGATGTGTGTACTTTACCAAACGGTAATATCAACCGCAATACCTTTTGGTGTTTTACCTTTTAGTAACATTTTGGGAAACTCGCTGACATGGAAATCGTGCAAAACAGACGCGCGCGCTTGCGCTTGTGGATAGACCAGCATTGCGCTGGAAGTCAGGCTCAGTTCGTCTCCCAAACTGGTATTAACCAGGGGGAGTTGTCGGGGTTATTGAGAACGAAATCGTTTGGCGAGAAAAAGGCACGTAGCTTGGAAGGGGTCGCGGGCATGCCTAGCGGCTGGCTTGACCAACCCATAGCGGAAAGTGACGCGGACACTCGCCCTTCACTCGGCCCAGCCATCACCACCCCGCAGCGCCCGGTCGTGGTGGTCGAGTCCGACGACGATATCCAGCACGAAGTCTTCGCCATCCCGCGCTACCGGGTGAAAGCCTCGGCCGGCAGTGGCGAGCCCGTATTCGAGATCGACACCGAGGGCACGCCGAACTACTGCCGCAGCGGCTGGGCGCTGAAGAACGGCTTCAAGCCGGACAGCCTGTTCTCGATCGTGGCCGCCGGCGACAGCATGGAACCGACCATCCCGGACGGCGCCAGTCTGATCGTGCACCGCCAGCAGGAGATCGTTAACGGCAAGGTGCATGTGATCTGCCGCGGCGACGAGTGCTACGTGAAGCGCTTGTTCAAGCAGATGGACGGTTCGGTGCTGGTGCGATCG